GTTTGTTCCGTCAGTCACAAGACCACAGAATGTTTCGTTTAAACGTGTATCGATGATACATGTTTTCGACAAACTTGCAGCGTTACCAGGAACCTGGATGATTGCTAAAATAATTTCATAAATACTAGATGTTCGAACACATGCTTTTGGCATAGACATATCACCACGAATGTATACTAATTGGCATGAATTTGTAGCCTTTGTGTAACGTACTGCGATGTAATCGTAACGAGTGTTTGATGATGCAGTATCGACTGTTAATGTGACACTTGCGGTATTTGCGTATGTAAATCCACCAAATCCATTCACATCCGTTAAAAGATATGCAGTTCCTGGAGTTACGGACACATTCATTCCACTGACATAAGATACTTTTAAATCATCACCAGTGACATTGAATATACCGGTTGTTCTTCCTGCATGATAAAGTTGCACGTCTTCTGAGTCATAATCCACATCATTCAATGGATAACATTTTTGTGTCATCTAATCACCTCCTGATTAGTTATTTCTAAAACTAGAGAGACCTCCATATCTTGATCTCCCTCTTCAATAAAATTTAAACCTACTATTCTTACTTCAATAAATACGCTGTATAAGCTACTGACCACAGACACAATATCGCCTATATCGTAATCAACACCAAGGACCATAAGCGTGTCATTCTCTTTTAAATCAAATTCGAAAGTTGATGCATTCTGCCTAGTTTCATTCAGTTTATCTTCTCCGCGTTGTGTTAGAAGTTGTTTGATTTCTTCCTCAGTTCGTTCTTTGGAGTTTCCGCTTGAATCTGTATACGTTGTTTGAATATCTCTAGCATCCACATACAATTCATACATAGGCTCATTCTCTGCACGCATATCAACAGTCACCATCGTTCTGGTTCCGTCTTCTTTTTCTTCACCTAGAACATATGCAAAGTTTTTGTATTCTGTCATATCCTCAGTGTATTTCTGAGATAGTACGTTTCCGAGTCTGTCAGAGAATCTGACATTCTTTTTCTTTTGGCCACTGTAGATTTCTAGATAATTCAAATTGCCATTCTTGACAATTTCACGATAGCCATAGCCAACAACTTTACAGTACATCTGTACCATCTCTCTGAGTGTTTTCCACGTACTGTCAGAGCCATCAACGATTGTCGCAGTCAATCCAGTCGGACTTCCTACAATGATATCCAGGCCACGCTTATTTGCGGTCACCGCATTCAATAAACTTTTTTCAACGTTCGTCACTGTGACAGTTGATATATTGATTCGATCGTCTAGGCTATCCATGAACCCTCTGATTTCCATATCGTCATCATCTTCAACACAGTGAACATACTTGATGAAGCCTATCTCATTTCTATCTCTGCAAACGATACGATTCTTCTTGCGTAAATATTGCTTATTGAACTCCGTTGGCCTTGCATGAATTTCGAACTGGCCACTGTCATAATATCTAGGGTTCCACTGAATAGATGTAACTTCTTGCAGTAATCCTTGTTTGATTCCTTTAGTGTCATAAATGTAATATTGCATATCTATACACCCACTGTGATTTCTTCAAATGTAACATTTGCAAACAAACTTTTTTCGTTCAGTGTAGCTCCGTATCTTAGAATATTTTCGCCTAGATCCAACTGGAAGAACGTACTGTCATAACTCAATTTGTAGAATACATTTTCTACATTTTCACCTCTTATCAGATGGCAGTAGCATGAGTTTTCATACGTACTTACTTCCAGAATGTCTCCTGCTTGCATATCTAGGCCACCTTCTGCAGTGAAAGAGATATGTTCTTCTGTCTTGACGTTTACAAGACTTGGATTCTTTGTGTCTGCTTCGGCTTCAAACTTCAAAATAAAGCCAGTAGGTTTATCACCTTTGTTTGTGATTGTTAGAAGTGGCTTGTATTCGTGATAGCCTAACTTCCATTTTTTTGTTTTTGAGTACGATCTAGGAAATCTGTGACATTTGACCAACGTTGTAAAGTCGATGCTTGACTTCTCACTGTTTTTCCAATAAGGGAATGGCACATGGAATACAAACTGCCAGCTTTGATATACCTTGGCACCTTCCTGAATGATAGGTGTTGTTGTTGCATATCCGTCTAGATACAGTGTCTGCTTCTTTTCTGTGTCCTCTCGAAAAAGTCTGCACATTTCTCCTGGCGGTATCGTCTCGATGAAGAAATCTCTGTTGGCTTGAGACTCTTTCATGTCTCCTTCAACAGTGATATCTTTAGAATTTACTTTGATACCAGATACTTTTGTACCGGTAAAGGTTGTACTGTTACTTTCAGTGATAGAGATGGAGTTTGAAGAGACTCCATCTATCGAAGTGATTCGGAATGGAGATCCATCACCGAAAGATATTTTGTTTCCTTTAGCATTTTGAATACTGTAGATTATCATTTTTTGTTCCTCCATTCCATTCGTCTAGCCATAGCCTCAAGCTCTCTAGCGTTCTCACTTGGCTTGATTGGACCGTTGCCGACATTTGTTTGATTCATATTGTAGTTGACTGTATTGTTCACGACTGGCTTCTTGTCACCATATCCACCAGGATATGATTGTGCTGCCTTTTGGAAGTCAGAAGCCACTGTGTAGGCAGAGTTTCTCAAACTTTGGATTGCTCCCAGTTTGCTTGATTCACTCATACCCCAGTCAAACTCTATCTTTTCATTCGCACTTTTAGCAGAATTAATAGCACTCTTTATGAACTTTCTAGCGGTCTTTTGAGCATCCTTGGTCTTTCGCTTAATACCCTCGATGTAACCTTCACTACTCATCTCACCGACTTCATCTCTCCAAACACGAGAAGGTGAGTGCGAATTCTGCTCTTTCTTGGCTGCGTTGATTGCACTTCGTACTAAGTTAGCAGCTGCGCTTGCAACTCTTGATACTACAGATCTGATACCAGCTGCAAAACCATTACCGGCATTCGCGCCTTCTGTGTGCATTCCACTGTAGCCACCACTGGCACCGCTCTTAGCGTTGTCTTTCAGAGATTGTCCACTTGCTTTGGCACCACTTTTTCCAGAACCTACACCAGATGTATATCCTTTGGCACCTTTAGCACCTTTTGACTTCATCTCAGATTCCATTTGTGCAGCGTTTACCGCATTATTTTTCATTTGCTGAACTGCTTGAGCAGGTGACATTCTTCCTGCCATAACTGCATCTTTGATGCTTTGTGGTACTGCGGCACCAGCAAGAGATGTGTTATTCAATAAATCCTGGAACTGGATCAAGTTCTTCATTTGTTGAACTGCATCTGCAGGAGCAGTCTGTCCGTTTGCTACATTCTCTGCAAGTCCAGCCGGAATATCCACTCCAGCATCCTTTGCCTTCTGAACCACATCATCGAATTTGATAGCATCCTTGATGTACTGGTTAGCTTCTTCAACTGTGACAGTTCCATTCTTCAAGCCTTCGGCCATAGATTGTGGAATCTGCACACCTTTTTCTTTTGCTTTGGCACTGACTTCCTCAAAGCTATCCATATTGATCAGTGCTTTCATTTCTTCTACAGACTGAGGTATTGCATATTTGCCTGCTTTGATTCCGTCAACTACTGACTGCGGAATCTTGATTCCAGCTTCTGCACACTTCTGTGTGATATCTGCCAGCGCATTGTCTACATCCACATCATTCAAGGCTTTTTCAACACTCTTTCCAGTATCTTCATATTCCTTGTTTAACGCGTTGATTTGCTTCTGCAATTCCTTGGCAGTATCTTTAGACTTCTTATGAGCTTCTTGAACTTTGGCTTGTGCTAGAGTTGCATTGATGTATGCCTGAGTTTCTTTGGACGTTGTGTCCTGGACCGACTTTCCGGCCTTAACCATTTCATCATAGGCTTCATTCGTTTTTCTCTTAGCTTTTTCTAGAGCCTTTTCGTTCTTTGTGGATTGCTCTGTAGCTTTATTCAATTGAGTCTGTGCCTTGGCAATATCGTTGACAATCGCCTGCTGTTGTTCCTGGTATGCCTTGACTAACATCAAATCCTTTTGAGCATCGATGTTTCGTCTGACAGCATCTGTATCTTTGTTCAGTTTATCTGTTTCTTCATCGTATTGAAGATTCAAATCAGGCATTGACTTATTTAGTTGATCAACAATATTTTTAAGCTCTTCTTTTTCTGCTTTTGTCTTATTCGTTTTCTTGGCCAATTCTTCCAGGCGGTTTGTTAAAACCTCTGACTTTGTGGCCTCTTCTTCAACTGACTGCGTACTTTCTTGACGTGCTTTCTTGTTCTCTTCAAGTTTCTTTGTCAGCTTGTCATGACTGCTTACGAGCTTTTCTGTAGCGATAACATTCTTATCTGTCTCTTGATAGCTTGCAATCGTTGCAGCAGTATATGCTACCAAGGCCACACCGATTCCGGCTACTGCTGCTGCAAGTAAACCTGCAGGAGTGGCCATCATCGCAAGGCTCAGAGCCTCTTGCGCTGCAGTTGCTAACGTAATCTGTCCGGTTACTGCCTTGACTGCCACCTCGTAGATTAAAGAAGCGGCTGCACTTGCTTTTGTGACTGCGGCACAAATCTTTTGGTAGTTTGTGAATATCTTGAATGCAGTATATGCACCAAGTACTCCAGACGCTACTTTCTTCGCATTGTCCACAATGAAAGCAAACGCATCAATCACCTTTGGAATTGCCTTGATTGACAAGTTGACTGCAGTGGATGCCACTTTGGCCATACTATCAGCAACTTTGTCAAAGCTCTTTGAAAGCTTTCCGCTGCTCATCGATTTGTTCAGGTTATCAACATTCTTTGTGACAGAATCGACTGCGTCCTTCATAGGAGTCTCAAACTTCTCATACGCAGATATTCCAAGAGCTTCCAGTGCACTTTGTAAGATTGTGACCTTTCCTTTAAGATTGTCGTTCATCGTATCTGCCATTCGCTTAGCAGCACCATCTGAATGATCAATCGCATCGGTCAATTTATCAAAGTCCTCATCCGAAGCTCCGACAATGGCCAATAATCCTGACATAGCTTCCTGGCCACCAAGTGCCGAAGCCATCTGTGCTTTCTGAGCCTCAGTCAGGTTCGAGAACGAAGATCTCAAATCCTTCATGATTTCTCTAAGTGACTTCATGGAACCATCACTGTTTGTGATTGAGATTCCTAGAGCGTCCATAGCTTGTTGAACTTCGTTTGTTGGTGATGCCATTCTGTTCAGAATAGAGCGTAGTGCAGTACCTGCTTGACCTGCTTTGATACCACTGTTGGCCATCAATCCAATTGCCAGTGCACAATCCTCTGCACTGAATCCTAGAGCACCTGCAACGGGTGCTACATATTTGAATGTTTCACCCATCATTCCAACATTCGTGTTGGCATTACTTGATGCCTGAGCTAATACATCGGCAAAGTGTGCCGAATCACTCGCTTTCAATCCGAATGCAGTCAATGCATCCGTAACGATATCAGACACCTGGCCAAGATTCTCTCCTGATGCAGCTGCAAGGTTCATGATACCTTCAATACCACTCAACATGTCTCCGGTCTTCCATCCGGCCATGGCCATGTACTGGAAGGCTTCTGCAGATTCTGTAGCCGAGAACTTCGTCTTGGCGCCCATTTCTTTAGCCTTATTTGTCAAGGCCTGCAGTTCTTTGCCAGTAGCTCCTGAGATAGAAGCAACCTTAGACATTCCAGACTCAAAGTCTGAGCCTGCTTTTAATGCATAAGCACTCGCGCCAATCAATGCAGCACTTACTGCTTTGACTCCTTTTTTGGCAGTGCCAGCTATCTTGCTTAAACCACCACTGAACCCACTGGAGTCGATTTTTGTGTCAAATAAAAGTGAGCCATCTGCCATATATACATTCACATCCTTTCTGACTCGAAAATCGTGAACATACGGCTCAAAGGCTCATCTAAGTATGTTATTTAGATTTTAATTTCTACATCTTTTTTGCATTGCTTGCAGAAGACGTAGACACCTCTGCATTTTGCGTTGTTATCAAATAGAAGTAGCTTCTTGCCACAATGCGGACATCTGAACCATTTCTTTTCGAACACTGGTATTTTGATTACCATAACGCTTCACCTATATCCTCATCAGACATAACTCTCTGATTATGTGGCAATGCGATAGAACGTTGTATTGATCGTATACGTGCTCTTTCTTTAGAGTCCTTGATTTTACCCGCATCAATACTTCGTAAGCGCACACGCTCCTTTAATTCACACTCACCACTGATTGAATTCATCAAAGCCACAAACTCCCACCAGTGCATATCAGACTTCAATAAATCGATGCCATAGAACTGTTGGAAGGCAGACAATATATAGTCACTATCATAGGTAAATGAAAAGTTGACTTGTCCTTTTGAATTGCTTTCACTAGATTCTTCTTTTCCACATCTTAGAAACCAAGATACTTGATCCACGATTTCTTCTCCGTTTCGAATGAATAATCTAGTTTTGTTGCGCTTGTTTTCGAATACATCCAGAATCACTTTCATGATCTCATCTTCTGTCGCATCATCACGAATAACAGTCTCGTTCAATTGCATCCAGGTTCTGAAATCTGTCTTGATTGGATGTTCTTTTCTTCCTATACGTAAGCTTTTAGGCAAGCTTTCCAACAGAAGGTTCACTGTAATCACCACCTGCATCGGCTAATTTGATAACTGCGTCATCGCTTTCTTCTCTGCATCTGTCTACAAACTTCACAAAGTCGTTGTGGACTGCATAATAGTAGCGTCTGTTGTTTGGCTGACCTTTAAAGATTTGTGTTCCTGCATTGTGGCCAAACACATCATTGAATAATTCCTTGATGATCTTCATTTCGAATTTAAGCAACCCGGAACGACCACCATCCTTAGGTCTGTGTTTAACTTTATCCTGGAATGCTTTATAGGCATTCTCGTAGCGTACCCACGTTGATGGATCTTCTGTATCGAATTCAAATTCCAATCCATTGATTTTCCAGATTGGAACATTGTAGTCTAAATTAATTTGGCTCATGGCTCTTATCTCCTTTTTTCATTCTTAATTAAATAAAAAAGGACCTATGAAAAGGTCCTATTTTGAAATTGTGCAGGTCTTCCATTCATCAGTTGATGTGACAGTGACTTCTTCTTTTGCTCCAGAAGCTTTGAAGTTTCCAGAATAAGTATATGCATTTTCATCGCCACCATCTGAATCAGGAATAACTGAATAGTTACGTTTGACTGCCTTGTATTTAGTTGCATCTGATGCAGTTACTGGTGCAGTGAAATCTACAATCAAAATTGTACGGATTGCATCGTCTCCAACTTTTTCTCCCTCAGTGATTGAGATGATATCATTGTGCACTTCGTTGTTTTCATATTGGTCAAAGCCATATGCGATAGATGGTGCATATCCAGTCACATCACTGCGCTCAGCTGCTTCATCTACATATGTACGTGAATATTCAACTGGATTTGATGATTTGCTCATCGATGTGAACTTAGTCATTCGTGTGAAAGTTGTCTCTTCTTTGCCTCCAACAGCCATGAATGCAACCTTTTTATCACGAGTTACTAACTTTTCGTTTACTGCCATATTTTAGTCCTCCTTTAAATATAGAATTCTGCATTGTATCTGATACGTTGCAGAGTTGGCCTCGGCATCAAATAGATACGCAGGTGCTACCACTTCGATAGTCTGTATACCTTCGATGTCTGGTAATATACCTAGTTGATTTTGCTTTTCAATCCAGTCTTGCAGGTCTTCGTATAAAGAAGATGCTGCAATCTGTGACTGGACTTCTGGTGAAAAGTCTTCTTTTGACATGATTGAAAAAAGGAACTGTCTCAAAGTACTTCCATCAGTATACTTTTTCACGATCATGTTTGAATTTATCTCTGACATGATACTGTATTCAATCGTTTCATCGATTCGCTCATTCAAGTAGTCGATATGAAGGATTGAATGTTTGTCAAACACCGGACAGTTCAGAAAATAGTTTCGAATCTGTTCCAGATTATTTTTTCGTTGCGACAATTTTGCCAGCTCCTTTCAATATGTTTGTTTTGTTCTTTGCTTTCATTCGTTCAAACCATTTGGCACCTCTCTGTGGTGCTCCTTGATACTTTAAAGGTGTGCTCGTAAGCTTCTTAGGCGCTCGGCCAACCATCAACATTCCGTAATACTGATATCTAGCATATGGAACATTATACTTGACTTCTCCTGAGCCGATTCGTGTTGAAGATGTTGAAGACTGTATCAACTTTCCGCTGCGCATCGGAGTGTATGGTGATGATAGTCTGATAACTTCTGAATCGACAAACTTTTGAGCACGCTTATAAGCGTTATTGACACCAGGCCCAAGTGCTGGATCAAACTTGAGTTTTGCCTGGACTCTGCCCATTTTTGAAGCAATCTTGATGTCGATATCGCTTGGCACCTTGATAGGTTCTGTCATACTCCTTGAACTCTTATGTGATTACTGTAGCCACCTACAGAATTAAGGTTGTATTTTACAGTTTGAACTTCGAAAGATTCTGGATATTTTCGTTGGAGTTGAGCCGACGTCATGCCTTGGATGTCGACTTCTCCAAGAATTAGAATATCGTGTTTTTTAATATCAGGAATGTCATTTGCTACATTCACTTCTATGCGTACAGTAAAGGAATCATCTTCTGTATCTTCCTTTTCTCCGTCCCTGGTGCCATAGACGTGATTCCACGAGCAATTCTTTATCAGTTCACTGACAAGTACCTTGTCTCGCTTTTCCTCGTCTACGACCCAGTGTGCATGTGTGACAGTGTTATTGCAATCAATCATAAGCAACCTCTGTACAATAGATTCGTATTGCACAACCATCGATTGATTATATCCTTGATTAAAGGTTTCAATTGAATAGTTGTCTTTCTGCGTTCGAATGATACGGAATGGCCATCGACGCTTTCGGATGTGATTCCTTTTGAAGAAGGTAGATGATCGTTTTCATATAGTTTTTCTGCAATCTCGCAGATACAAAAATACACATTCTCTTTTTCCTGATCACTTAAAGTGTTCTGGATTCTAGTGAATGTGTATTGATTAACATATGATTCTGACAATCTAGAATAGGCATTGAATTCTTCTTCTGGAATTGATTTTCCAAAGTACTGTTCCTGATATATTTCATAATTTACTAACATTTATGGACCATCCCATCTAAATGACTACGCAGCTACTTTCTTTTTGATTGTGACTGTTTCTGGACGTGAGATCATATCTCCATAAACTTGTCTACCTTGTAATGCAGAAGCGCCGATGTGCTTTCCGTCTGCGATTGCATTGACCGCAACTTTCTTCATCCAGTCGTTTACAAAGTGACAGAATACGTTGTTTCCTAAAATGTATTCGATGTTTGAATCATCAGGAATATTGTTTGTTTCATATACATTCAATCCGAATACAGTTCCTCGGAAACCTTCTACTGCGTTCTTAACACCTGAATCAGAAGCGTTGATGAACTCAGGTGCCTTGCATAATAATCCGAATGTTTCGTTAGTTACAACTAACCACATCTCATTTAAGTGTACACCTTTCTTTTTCAACGCTTGTACTTCATCAACAATGTTTGCATAGACAGTCTTTGCAGTCAATGTAGTAGTGTTAGTTGATGCAGTTCCTGTTGTAGCGCAAACGTTGATTAATTCGCTATCAAGCTCTAATCCCATCGCATATCCTGCAGAATCTAAGCGGTCTGCAGTCAAGTTATCTGGTACTGCGTCTGCTTCATATCCATCGATTAATTCATTGACATATAAGCTCTTGTCGATTGGTAATGTTTTATAAGTTGTTTTTGATGTTGTCAATTCTCCACCTGACTTGATGTCATAATCTTTGTTGACTTTAACTTCATCATCACGTACTGGAATTTTAACTGCACCAGCTACTGGTGAACCTTCATATTTTCTGTTAAATAAACCCATCATGACTGATGTGCTGCGCAATTTTGCCAATACTAAGGCAGAATAGCGTTCTTGTTTTTCGTGTGTTCCGTTTAATTGTGCCATTTTCTTATCCTCCTATAGCATTAAATTTGAATGTCTGGATTCAATTCCTTGAATCTAGCAGTGACTGGATCTAAAGTATCTGAACCAGTTGCAGAACCTTGCGCCATTCCAGAACTGAATGGATTTGTTGTCTGCTGTGTTTGTTGTTGTTGAGTTTGGACTTGAGTTCCTTCATCGCTTTTTTCTGTGACAAAGGCAGTTGGATTGTCCTTCTTCAACTCATTGATGAACTCGTCGGCTCCTACAAATTGACCTTCTTTGAATTCAAGATTCTTTTTGTCGAATTCTGCCATTGCAGCACTTTTAGCTAACTTTGACGTGAACTGGATTCCATTGAAGTACATCTGCTTTGCAAAGTCTTTATCTTTGGCGGCCATGTCTGAGTTGTACTTGTTCTGCATGTCAGTTAGATCCTTTTGTAGCTTGGCTACATCGACACCATCGAATTCCTTAACCTTTGCGTTCAAATTCGTAATTTGTGTCTCCTGCGCTTGAAGTCTGTTGTTCCAATTAGTCACGTCATTTTGGTGCACATTCATGATCTGATTAATTTGTTCTTCTGTTAGTCCTTCAATTGCTCTTAATTCTTCTCGTTTCATCTTTCTTTTCCTCCTACAGTTTATTAACGTGAGTCTCTTCTCACTTTGGATTGGTGCCTTTTATCGCCTTGCCCATGGCATATAAAAAGCGCCTATTGCTTAAATAGACGCTAATTAATAAATTTAGTTTTTAAATGATATTTGCTATTCCTTTGGCTAATTCCGCAGCCTTTCTCATGAGACTGTTTTCTTCCAGGTATTCTAGACCTTTCAAGGTGATTTGGATATCCTCTAGTCCGATGATATTTTCATATGGATCTCCGATATACTTCTTGACTTCAAATCCAGATACATATCCATTCTCAAGAAGCATTTTCAACACCTTTTTGAGACGAACATCTGTGATTCCTAGTGCAGATGCGGATATTCTTTGAACATCAAAAACTTCGTGATCCATAGATGATTCTAGAATCTTTAATATCTTATAAATGATTTTGAAGTTTTCTGACATGTTCCAATCAACCAAAATGATGATGCGGACAGTGCCAACAAATATCTCTGAAATTTTCTATTTCCAATATTTCTTTTGGGAGCACCGATGGAATTCTAATTCTGTGAACTACGTCATGTATATCAACACATCGGTCAATATTGACAATCTTGCCATATAAAGGACATTCAACGTGATCGTCATCTAATATCTTTTGATTTTGCATATTGTCTGTACACCTCCATCATTTGTTTTGTGTAATCATCGTATTCATTTGATTTGAATGCAGTTCTGATTGTATTGGTTCTCGTATTAACGTATGCAGCGCCAAATTCACTGTAATACCTTTCAAATTGTCCATCCCATACAGTCATAGAGAAACAAGCGTTATTTATGAATTTTTTTGCTTCTTCTTCGATTATTTTATGTTCTCTTTCAACATTAACATGGTAATCATCGAAGCTCAGTGTATCAACGTCAATCGGCTCAGTGATAGGATGAACCAAGGCTTTATTCATTCCAGATAGCCTTTTTATTTCTGATTCAAATATAGCATCTTTTCTCTCTTTTGTCATGCCAGGATTATTTTTCCACGATGCATTCACCAATTTACCTAATCCGTCTGCAGATATGCGCTCTTTCTGTTGTTTCAATCCCATTCTATCAGCGAATTTTGCGTATTCTGCCATCTGGCCACGATAATATGCCTGCTCATTGAGTAAATCATATCTATTTGCTTCACCCTGCTTCAACAAATAGATTTTCTCACGTTGCGCACGCATATTTGTTTCCATTTGCCTCATGCGTTGTGTGGCTTCATATCCGTTGTATTCCTTGCCGTTGTATTCGATCGGCTTGTCTGATTTCCATTCATCTAGTTGATCATCAGTGTATGCTCGCTTTGATACACCAGGAATGAATGGATAATACATGTGGTAGCAGTTAGCACCTAGAAGTCCAGTCACTTCACCAAGGTGGCACACAGTTTCCAATTCTTTTCTGGAATACACTTTTCCTTGCCATTCTGCATGACTTGGACGAGCGTTTGCGTGTGCAGTCACTTCAAAGTAATCTGTTCCTAATTCGTTGGCATTCATTTCTGAAATCTGCATCGTTATCTGCGATATTCCAGTCATGACCGCTCGCCTTGCAGCAACAGTCACTCTGTTGTGCCATCCGGACTGATAATCAATCCAACGAAGGCCGGAATGCGTCATCTTTCGAACTGCATCATTTAACACTCGATTGTAGTCAAATGTGCCCATCATTATGTCAACAACAGATTGATCTAAAACGTTTTGATAGAAAACTCCGACCGGTTGAACCACTTTACGACTTCCAGTCTGCACAACGAATCCCATAGATTCCGTCAACCTTCTCATCTCGTCTTTAGTCTGCAGCTTGATAGCTTGAATCCATTGTTGAATCATCTCGTTGTCTTCAAACGGAATAAACTCCTTACCTTGAGCTTTGTACAGTTCCTTATTGTCGATGTAGTCTGTCTCGATGGCATTTGCGAATACTCTATCCAGGTAATCATCTGAAGCCTGAATGTACTGTTCTGCCATCTTCTTGATTTCATAGTCTGACATTCCGAGCATCTTTAAATGATTCAATTGAAAATCTGCAGAACGTGTGATCACATCAGTTTGCTTGATTCTTCGCACAATGTCAGACATGATGGCTTTCTCAAGGTCTTTGAATATAGCTTCATGGCCAAACCCAAAGGCCTCGATTTCTCTTTCTGTTAGCATCTTATTCCATCACATCCGCACTCTGTGGAAGATTCTTTGTAGCTTCTTCAATCGTTTCGTTTCGCCACTTAGCTCGATATTCTTCTGGTCTAAGTGTTCCGTTGGCCAAGTCTGCCTGGTCTTGTTTTCGTTCAGTGTCTTTGTCTTCGATGATTGAGTCGTCAAAATCAATTGTGATCTCGTCAATTTCCATCGGATTTCCAATCTTACCAGATAAGAATGAGATAGCTTCAATCATGTTTTCCAGGGCTTCGCCTAAGACGATTTCGTGCTTCTTCAAATTCGAATACATGTCACTGTCTTCAGAAATAACTTCGGTCGCAGTCTTAACACCTTTTAAAGTGAATTCGAATTGATTCGTTCCCATTCCACACTTCTCACTCAACAGATTCAACTGCATTTGAATTGCCTGGTTGATTTCGCTGATTCTTAATGCAGGGGAGAAATCATAAACCATCGCTTTCCCATCTTCATCTGCATCACCGACGCTTCTGAATATCGTCTCGTGATTTCCAATCATGTTGTGAGTGATTCCATCTGAATCTGTCTGGAATCCCTGAGCCTGAAGGAATATGATTCTTCGGCCAGTATTTATTTCTGTGTCTAAAGAATCAAAGGTGGTATCGATTTCCATCAATACATCTGTAGCATTTCCATACACACTGATTCCCATCGGCAAAGACAATGATTCGTCGGCATTGTTGACGATGTTCGGTTTAAGGATTTGGAATAACGGAGTTTTAGATCCAGTGTTGATGATTTGCTCAACACCGAATGGCAATTCCATTTCTTTGTAACCTTGGCCTTCTAATCCTAGAATGTGATTTTCAATGATATACTGTCCTTTTTCTTTGATGTGCATTTGAATGTAGATACAGTCTTGATTCATGTATCGAATCACTGAACCGAACGCACATTCCTCTACACCTTTGCTTGACCATGTGATAGGAAATATCAAATCAGCCTGGATGTAATCAATCTGAACTTCATCCTTACCGATATACTCAACGAAAGCTCCAGTTCCTAGAGCGAAATACAATTCGCACAAGCGATTCGCATTCGTTTGGAATTTATTGTCTTTCAAAATATCATGCAGGACATCATTACTATGTTCATTCCCTACGTTGATTTGAACCTTTTCATTCATTAATAAATTGGCCCAGGTTTCGGCTACAGTCTTGGCCATGCCTAGTGATTTGATTTCTTCTGTTACTACAGTCCTTCCGTTGTAAACCATGCGCGTGTGCATCTTATCGGTTCCGTTGATATACCAGTCTTTCCATTCTTCAATCTTTCCGTAGAAGTCTTCTGGAACTGACTTATAGCCTCTCTTTTCAAGAAAGGTTCTTATCACACCTCTTCCGCCTTGTATCATTGACTATTCCTCCTTTTCTCCACTTGCGAGCACTGGAAGAAGTCTCTTCATATCTTTCCATGCCCCCATTACCGCATATCGGATTGCATCCATGCAGTGGTCATTCTCTTTGATTGGTTTCTCGATTCCTTTTTCAATCGAATCCTGGTCATATCCATACAAGTACATTTCTTCGATTGCATGTTTCTGATCAGGAGAAAATAAAAGAGCACAATAGTTCAACAACTTTTGTACTCGATTGATTCCTAGGTTTACATCATTCTTAGCTTTACGCATTGACACCTCCGGACATACTCGTTTGATTTCTTCCGCAAGACCTCTTGCAGATGGATCATAGAACACTGTCACCGCACATCTAGAATGTTCTTTGTATATTTCATCAAGGAAAGCTCGGAAGTCCTTAGCGTAATCGCTAGGACTCTTCTGCTTTCCGGTTTCTCTTCCTGAATAGTAGTACTCCTTGAGTCCATCCATTCGCTTTTCTTTGTAGTTGATGCCGAATGCCTGATATGTCGTGGCGTTCATCTGGCCATAGTCAACACCTATGACGATTTGATTGTATGCAGGTTCAGGAACACGAACATGCTTCTCTTCGTCAAACATGTAGTAGATCAGATCATCCAGTCCAACTGATTCGCCAAGCCATACCCAGCGATACATCTTGAAGTCAACCTTTTTCATGGCCTCTGCTTCTGCAATTAACCTTTGACCAATCCATTGCTTCGGAACATCAAGATATGTCGCATGGATATGTATGCAGTCCTCACGTTGCTCCATCTTTTTACACCATTCATTGATTGGTGCCTTTGGATTCTTCGGAGGATTGTATAAATACATCATTCTGAAATCAGATTCATTACCACGAACGAATGTGGCTGTGATATTACTGATTTCATCTTCACCTTCACCTTTGTCAAAGAACTCAGTCAACTCGTCCAACACTACCAGCTTGATCGTGTTCTGATCATCAATCATACCTTTTGTATCATCGATGGAATCGGAACCGGTAAAATAGATCGTGTTTCCGTTCTTCTTGTACGTTATTTGCATAGGTGAGCTGGTTATCTTAAACAAACTCTTATTGAGGCCTAAGCGCTTCAAAGCTCTCAGACACTCTTTGTATACTGTCTTTCTAAGTTTGTTGTGGTGCTTTCTCATCACGACAGCAGCAGTTCCTGGCTCAGAGACTATCAAATAGTCAACCAGTATAGCCATAGCACTTGACTTTGTTCCTGCACGACCAGATGTCAATATCTGGTGCATGTGGACTCTGTCATTCACTAAAGGCAAGAACTTTGGCATGATGATGTCTGAAAGCTTTATGCAGTTGCTACTTAGGGGCATCGTTCACAATCACCACACTATTCGCATCATCTTCTTTTGTATCTGATCCAGTGAATAAAGCATATCTTTTTCCAATCAGTTCGGCTGCTTTCAGTCGTTCCTTTTCAGATGGTGCTTTCGAAACCTTGCGAGGCTCAGAACATCCTTCGCCGGTTCCGACGACCAGAACTTCTTCGGCACTGGTCTCGCCTCGCATCACACCAGTAAGGTACTCCATGACTTCCTGAATGTCTGCAACCTTATTGCTATGTGCTTTTTCTAGACAAGTATCAACATATGCTCTGATATGTGGTGATGCCAACAACCTGGATGCATGCTTCGACGCATTATCTCGGCTTTTACAATTCTTGTAAACTGCCAAATAGGCATCCACTGCGTTCATCGTCATCAAGTAATTCTCACAAAACAACTTCTGTTTCTCAGTCAGTTTAGCCATGGAGCACCTCCTTTCTGTGCAATATAAAAAGCCAAGACTTTTCGTCCTGGCCACAGTTCATATATATCATTTTATCACACTTGACTGCGTAGTTTTATACGACTTTTCTACTTCTCAAAGTCTTCTTGATAAGTGCCAACACGCTCTGATAAGGGTTCGCATATCCATATACACGTCTTAGCTTATCTTGAGACCATCCTTCAATGTATGACTGCAGGAATTGATTCTCTCTTAAAGAGCAGTGTGTGCATATTTTTGTAACATAGCCGTTTGCCTTACTTAGACTAAGTGAGTAGTAGTTCCGCTCTTCAACATACATCTGCTCGTCAGATAAAAGAGAATTGACGATAGATGATTTCTCTTTGTGGTTGTCTATCTTTGTGCCATCACCACCTAGTGGACATGAAGGCATTTGGATTGATTCGATGCGCTCTGAAATGTCAATCAATAGACATCTCAGTTCTGCCAGTTTATGCTCGTAAAAATTAATGCTTTTCATTTCATGCAGAATGTACGCTGCTTCTTCATTTGTCATATTGTAATGCCTCCAAATCCTATTTCATTCTTTTCTTGCCTACGACAGAACCACGATTCCATGGTTCCTCATAGCAGTAGTGTCTGCGCTCGTTCGCTTTTTCTTGATGTAGTTTGTATTCTTTCAATCCCAGGTTCTCACGCTCAAGTTTTGTGATGTAATCAATGACGTGATCCAGTTTATTATCCAGGTCAAACGATTCGTCTTTCGTTGCATTTCGAACGAAGCGAAAGTAATTCAATAATGAATCACATTCATCTTTGATTTCTTTGTTGTGAATTTCAAAACTCATTTTGTATCGTCGAATCCTTCATAGTCGTCAAATTCATGCGATCCCATTACAATCAGGAACAACATACATGAAGCCAGTGTCCCTACAAGCACACCGCCAACAAACCACAATGCGCTAGGCATTCTTCGCCTCCTGCCAAGCTGTGTAAGCTTTCTGACATTCTTCGTATGAACTATCTAGGATTTCCGCTGCATTCTTCACTTCAACCTTATTAGATCCAGAGTGTGCAAGAGCGACAACTGCGCTCTCGTACACTTCTTTCTTTTCCAGATAGTCTTTTTCTAATTCTTCTAAAGTCTTCATTTCTTTACTTCTCCCATTCATCCAACTTTTCATTCATCTTCTTCGTCTGAGTCCTCGCATTCTTGTTCTAAGCTATCCAACAACGTTACCAGTTTATCGTACGCATATTGGTATTCATTCATTTTCCAATCTCCTTCAAAACTTTAATAAGCATTGCGATTTCTTTCCAAATTGCCCATAAAATAACAATTGGAAAAACAAACATGATTGCAAAACAACATTGCTCAAATTTGAAATCATATTTACAACAAATCTGTGCTACAACACATCCAATCATTAAATAAATACATATCATTTGCAAAATAACACATACTTCCATACGTTACCTCCTAAATCCTAATTTAATTGCTCAAAATCAACGCTGTGCAATATCTTATACAACATATCCGCTTCTTGGCTTCTCCATGCTGTCATTGCATACGTTGTCGCATTATCTGAATAATGATAGTAATTTGCTCTCAAATGTTCTTCAGCTGCTTTTTGCGTAAGGAACATTCCAGAATACTTTGGTACAATTTCATATTGCATAACAGAAAAATCTAATTCTTCTAATGCTTCAATCAGAGAGTCCAAATCCCAAGTATCATAAATTCTTTGTCTATCCTCTTCTGATAATTCATACCCTTGTTTTTCAAGTTCTTTTAATATCTCGTCTGCCATTTTGGATGAACCAAATATTCGGTATTCTATTTCGCATACTTCGTTACCATCATCAGAATTGTACACAGTAAATCCATCCTGGTTATTTAGTTTTTCTCCATATACCTTGTCAAAATCTCTTATCACCCAGTATCGAGGATCAGCTTGTCCAAGATTATCCTGTGTATTCATTTCTTTCTGAAGTTCTTTCAAAAACCGTATCTCATCTTCAGTTATTTTGTGCTTTTCAACAGTATCTTCGTGATACTCTAGATTTTTCCAATACTTTGCCATTTCTCCTTACCTCTTCTAATCCACATAATTAATACCCACTTTCCAGTCTTTGATAGTTGATTTTGTTCTTTCCGCAATAAGCTTCATATACTTGTTCAATCGTGAAATTTAAGTATTCTGTGATTGCAATTAAAATTTCGATAATAGGGCTGTTATATCCGACCAATGTAACTAACATTTCAGGCAGACTTACATATTCGCCTCTTAAACGTTCTAGAAACATATCTGACATCTCTTTTTCGTGTAAAAAGCTATATAATGTTTCTTTACCGAAATTAAAATGATTTTGATAACTTAATACGAAATGCCAAACATCAACTAATTCGCCTAAAACTTTTTCATCGTCTACAGGAGCTTGAGTTTTCTTCCACCAACACCACTCACCTTTTAATTCGTGAGTTAATTCTCCTACTTCGTCAAGAATAGCCATCTTTAAATTCTCTTTATTAATTTCAGTTAATTTGTATTCTTCCATGATTGCTTTATCTAACTTAGCTTGTTTTTTTAGCATTGTCTCAATCATGCTTAGTTCTGAGTCTTTCATTACTTTTCCTCCTTGTTGTCTTTTCTCCTTTAAAACTTCGCCATTCTTCATCAGAAAGGCAAATCATCCGATGCAATCTCAAGAGCATCAACTTCGGCTTGTTGAGTCAAGCTTTGCGCATACTGCACATTCGATTGATTGTGATTCCTTGTCTGAGCTCCATACGATTGATTCTGAGCGTAATTTTGAGCGCCATAGGTATTTGTAACCCCTAGAGTATTTTGCTTGTTAAAATCATTTCTAGGTGTCAAAAACTGCACGTTCTCTGCGATGACTTCTGTGACATAGACTTTCTGTCCTTGCTGGTTGTCGTATGAGCGTGTATTGATTCGGCCCTCAACTCCTAGCTGATTGCCTTTTTTCTGGTACAGCTGGATGTTGTCGGCCAGTTTGTTCCATGCTACGCAGTTGATGAAGTCCGCTTCCTGCGTTCCGTCTTGATTCTGTCTTCGATTGACTGCCAGGGTAAACGAACACACGCTTGTTCCGCTCTGTGTCTTTCTGAGCTCTGGATCACGTGTCAATCGGCCAATCAGAACGACTCTGTTAATATCCTGCATAGGCTCACGCTTTCAGTCCGCAATCATTCGCGATTGCCTGCATTGATTTAGCCATCATCTCACGCATCTTTTTTGTGTCTGCAGTAACCAAGTCGACCAGGTCGTTGAATTCCGCCATGTTGATCGTGCTCTTAAAAGCCTGATACTTCTCGACGAGTGTTTGTTCGGCCTCCTGCTCTTGCTCATGAACCTCGTTGCACGATGGTTGCTGAGGTTGTTGCAGTGGTTCTTCTTCCTGGATGGATTCAACCACCTGAGTTTCTTCTGGTTTCTGCTTAGGTTCTGCATTGACTACGACCTCCGGTTTTTCTTCGACTTGCTTTTTGGCAGCGGGTCTTCCACGTCGCTTTGCCACTTTCTCGACGATATCCGATTCACGAATATTCATGCCGTTGATTCGGTATGGTGCTACGTTGTCTGTATCGTCAACGTAAGCGATAAGTCCTTCTCTGTCCACTCCTGCACAGTGATAAACGACTTTATCACCAGGAGCGTATTTGAGTTCTTGTTTTTCGGTTTGTTTTTTAGTTTTCATTTTCACAGTTCTCCATTTTTGATTTTTTCCTGCAGCTGCGCTAATTCGCTTTGCAGTTGCTCTTCTGACATCTGGACTGGTTTAGCATAGAATTTCTCATCCAGCTGGATCGCTTTGATTCCTGGATTGTCCTCTTCACGTTCCGCTTTGCTCCATTTCTTCAAAAGTCCTTTCCAGTCCCTGATAGGGTCATTGCCTGTCTTCCATCCGGTGGATTCGTAGTGTTTCCAAAACTTTTTGGCATCTACGTTCAAGTTGTGTTCCTGGATGTAGTCCACGATTTCTGAAATGGACGGTTTAACAAAACAGTCAGTCCAGTCAGTCTGCACATTTTCGTTTTCTGCACTTTTTTTCGCAGTCGTACTATCTAACTTTTGACTACTGACTGACTTATTTCTAGACTCTAGACTCTTATCTCTAGACTCTAATCTCTTATCGGACAATGTCCTTTTTTTGTCCGGGACAATGTCCTCTACTTTGTCCTTCGATTTTTTCTCTGTTTTTGAGCTCGTTTTTCGAGTGTTTTTTGAGCCTTTTTTAGGACTCTTTTCAGACGGATTTTTCTGTTTATTTTCACGATACAATCGCTTTTTTTGTGCCCATCCGGTCTCTGATCCAATCATCGATTCATAATTTGCAATCTTCATCACATTGTTCTCAGATACTTCAATCAGTCTTAAATTCTGGAATAATTCAAGGGCAACTCTGACTATATCTGCGGAAAAAAACTTTGTGTCACGTGCAATTTTATCGACACTGTATGGAACTAATATATTGCCAATTTTTGTAGCTAAAACACCATTTGTATTTGATGTCATGGTGCACAATTTTATGTATAGGGTTACGTATTTACATCCGTCTTCCTGGGATAAAAGAAAATCGATTGCGTCACTTTCGAAAAAATCAGTCTTCAACTTGATCCAATAATAAACTTTGCTATTATCCTTGATTTCCGACATATGCAATCCTTTCTATTCTTCTTCTGGTTCTATTTCATTGATAACTACCATTACGCATTGTTTCTGTGCATATCTCTTGAAGACATGCAGGTCTGATACTTGCTTATCATCTTCGAAAGCCACTTTGTTTAAAGAGTCCAGTACAACCTTTGCAATGTTGTCGGAATCTGGCTTCTTTTGTGGTTGGATTTTATTTGCGAGCATCTTATTTAGTTTCACTTTTGATACATTCTTAGGTGGTGAGAAATACGCGAAAATCTTCACTTCCAGGGACCGTTCCAGCATGCTTGGAGTGCCACACTGTTCCATGAAGCTTAATCGTACTAGATTCTCATATTCAACTGTTTTAGGTGGTGTATGCACACTTACATACTTACCACGATTAGAGAATCGAGGTCTTCCTTTGGACCCCGGTTCTCCTGGTACTACAAACTGATAACGCATTATTCTTTGATTTCTCCGGTCACTGGATCTTCACCAGGTTGTTCCTGATATTCTGCATCAAAGAATTCATTTGGAACATCTGCCATATCTTCTTCAATCGTTGTCTTGATTGATTCATCTGTATTCATTTGCTTAACGAATTCAGTTTTCAAAGGAGCGTATTTTAGCAATTTCTTTAAAACTGTTTTCTTGGCCATTTCATCAAAGTTTGTTTTCCATGGTCCACTTGAAAATGATTTTGAATATTTTTTCGCATGATCAAGAACATCTTCATACGACATGACCTGGAATCCTTGGCCACCATTCACTAATTTGAATGTTGCATAATAATAGATTGGCTTACCTCGATTTGTTCTTGCAGGTTTATGCTTTAGCACTGGATCCATTCCAAGTTCATACTCAAACTCATCATTTTCATAAACGACTTGAGCATCAATCATTTTGACCTCGCCTGAACGATATGCCAGGTCAATCAATCCCTTGTAGCCAATCTGGAACTGACAAGCTCCACCATACGGAATCAAATAGGCTTGTCCTAACGGAGTGTTAGGTTCCAATCCTAATTGTGCTGCATTCATCATTGCAGCCAAGAATGACTGTGGAGTACATGATGCTAGCTTGGCATTATTAGATACTGCAGATAATGCGATTCGTGTGAATCGTTCTGGAGTCATTACACTAGGCAATGCCTTCGCGATTTCTCCTGACATCACAGAAATGTAATCTTTAATTGTTTGTGGCTGTTTTTTGGCCACAGTGCTTGATTGCTTCTTCGCAATCATTCCTTGTTGATTTGTTGTTGTCATAGATATTTATCCTCCTATTGTTCTTTGACTAAAAATCTTCTCATTTTTCTTTGAGTTAAGTATTGATCATAAAGTTCAGGCTCATCTTTTCTGAATTCTTTAGTATCGAATGTATTTGATACCGATGTTTTCCATGTAACTTTGAATTTGTCAGATGTTCCAATACCAGAATCACCTAAGTAGTTCTTAACTTCATTCTCATGTTTCTTTTGAATATCCTGAAGCTCTTTGATTTTATCTTTGACCATCTTCAATGCGTCCAATTCCTGCTGCAATGGAGTTAGATCCACAATGCTATCTTCATCATTCTCGACTGGATGAAGTTCACTAATTGCTTGTGCAGTGGAATCTGAACCATCGATTGGCGGTTCAATATCCTTCTCCACACAGTTCCAGAACTCTTTCTCCTGCTCGATCAGTGCATTGACTTCATCATCGCTTCTAAGGACTTCATAGCAGTACAAGTCAACCCCTGGAATATAAATAGCTATATACCACTTAGAAAGGCCAGTAACCGCCATATAATGCATGCACTGTGCATTATACTGAGGTGGAATGTTTCCTTTCTGATACATATCTTTGTTGTATTCAGACGTGGTCTTGATTTCTAGACCTGCATCCTCTCCAACGACCAATCTGTCAACGTTGGCCAACATGAATGGATGATCCACAGATTGAAATGAGAAGCCACTCTTTCGACATTTCTTGCCAGTTTCTTCTTCCCAACGCTTGGCCACATAAGCTTCCGCATCTCGACCAAAGCGCATACGCTCATTGTCAATGTTCTTATGGATTCGGCCAGTCTTTTCACACCATAATGCATATGCCGATTTGTATTTGTTCATGCCTAGAACAGAACCGGCATCAGATCCACCGATTCCCTTTAGACGATTGTCCAGCCACTCTTCATGAGTAGCTGGTAATTTATGTTTGATTACTTTATTCATCTTCATTTGATTCATCCTCTTTTTCTTCTTCTGGTTCACCTGAATCATCGATGTACCGGTTGTCATTCCATTCTCTCCAGTCATCGATATCCTTAAAGAATGGCATTACTATTCCTCCTTGAATGGTGGATGTTCCGCTAGAAATCTGTCCATTTCATCATCGTAGCATTCTCTACAGACTGCAAATCCAAATCCGTATGCAGTATGTACTTCTCTGGATGTGTACATCTCACCACATTTGTGTAATCTTCCACATTGTGCACATGGCACCATCTTCTCCATGTCTTCTTCATACGTTCTGCATTCATCAGGAAGAAGAATATCTTCATACTTATGCAGCTTCGTATTGTATTTACGTGCCTTAATGGACATAACACTTGCCTCTTCTCTTTCCACTGTTGATTTCACAATAACTTCTGATTTTTTGATTCATCCTAGCTTGGAACGCATCTACTGCACTTTCGAAGCAATCAGCTATCTGATCTGCTTTTAAATCGAATATAGATCCAATTGCATATATACTAGGATTTGCATGTGCTTCAATATCCAGCATAGGCGAAATACTAACTTCGTACGCACTGTCTAAAGATTCCAAATATTCTTTAAATTCAGATTTGACTTTTGCAAGATCATCAGAATTGTTAGATTTTGCGATATCTTCCTTCAGCTTGTCGAACCTTTCCTTGATTTCATTGATTTGAGCATTTCTTTCAAGTATTTCCTCTAAGCTCGCTTTTATTGGTTCGCGGTATCCCTTTTTTTCCATGTTGATATCCTCCTAATGAATCTGATGATCACATTTGTTCATGTTGATTTGTCTTTCCAACTCTTTGGAAAAAGCCTGCGCACACGCTTTGAAGCATTCAGTGATTAGATCAAGCTTCATGCTTGTAGTAATTCCAAAGATTAAAGCACCGGCTTTTGATTCACCGGTAACAACCGGACTATCAAATCCAGGAATCACTCTCAATTCAAATGCTGATCCGCAATTCTTAATTAGATTCTGGAATTCTTCTATAATTACATCGCCTTCTTCTTTTGATACATCACCTTGTAGCTTTTCATATAGCTCATTTAGTTTGTCATTCATTTGCTCATATTTTTTCGATTCTTCATCGAATTCATTTCCGCTCTTTTTTAATACGAACTGTTTCATTTTTGATTTCTCCTTTTATTACTCAAACCCTGCAACCTGGATATCACAGTCTGCTAATTATTTATGCCCAAATTCAAACGTGTTTTTTTTTGCTAATTTTAGGAAAGTTTTATCGATTACGATTATGGATTTTTTGACGTGCTTGCATTTATGACAATGTTTTAGGAAGGTATTGAGATATCGATCTATTATGAAAAAGAATGATCCTTTTTCTAGCAGACCACGTCACTTACGGCAATACCCAGGTTGCAAGATTTGAGTTATTTGTTTATAATTTAGTTGTTCATTTTTGATTGGCCGCTTTCACATGAGTGGTCTTTTTTTATTGCCGGCTCATAAGCATACCCTGAATAGTCGTACAACAACTTAGGGCTTATGTAATAAGATGTTTTGGTTGAATCCGGCATCTTGAAGCATGATCCAATAGGAAGCTTTCCTTGTTGCATTCCAATTCGGATAAAATTTTCTGTAACATTCAACGCTTGCGCAGCTGCTTCAATCGGCACTTTTGTTCCATTAAATTCCATATAGGATTCTCCTTTCTTTACCAGACTTGTTTGTACAATAGGATAAAGTTCAATACTGTGATGATGATTGCGAATGCATACATCATGAATAAATCATCCTTTTCATCCTTATCAAGTCCGCCCTTTTCGAAGATGATCTGGACATTGACTTCTGGTTGCTTCTCGACCGGTTGGCCAAAATTGAAATCAGGAATCTCAAGCTGATTCTCCATCACTTGTTCCGCTTTCTTAACTGTTGCTTTGTTGGCTGTTGTGTTTGCTTTTGGCATGTTTATATCCCTCACTTTCTATTTTTTCGATTGCTTCATCCAATTTGAATCTGAAATTGAATTCTTCAATATCCTGCATTCCAAGATAATAAAGAAGATCAATATCCTCATGATTGAATACATAGCAATGTTCCTTATCCATATAGCCTTCTGGCCATGGACATCCTGCATAGTCGTATAGCTTCTTTGTTTTAGGATTTGCTTGAAGTCTTCCGATAATCATCAACTTCTTTGTCCCTTCTTTTAGAACTACGACGCTTCCAATAGGTAATAAGTCTTGCATGTTCTACTCCTTTCTACTACGTTTCTACTACGTTCTACTATGTTCTACTACGTTCTACTACGTTCTGGTGCAGCACTTGAGGTGCCACTTCACTGTATTGATACTCATAGACTTTGGAATTCGATTCTTTGAATATTGGAATTTATCGTTTCAGTTATTGGGGATATCTTTAACGATATTTTGAGTAGTTTTGGAGGCTGTACTCACCTCTTTAATAAAATGCTGTTATTGTTATGCTAGATTATAGTTTTTTCTATATGTACATTTTTATGATCAAACCACTAAGTCTAATATCTGTTTTTTGCGAAAAGAGATATCTTTTTTTATATCAACAGTATTCTGCTAGAAAATTTAAGGGGTTTTATTTTGAATCAATCAATTCCTGAACAACTGCATGTGATAAGGTCTGTAGAGCACTGATCCAGGATTCAATTGGACTTGAACGAACAAACTAGCAGGTTTATGTATAAGA